TTGACGAAAGGCTCAGATCGCCGAAGTAGGCGTAGTTCACGCTCGCGGCAGCCGCAGTCGGCATGACCTGAACGAACACCACGTCGGCTCCCAGGAACTGCGGACGGGTCGGTCCCTGCTGCAAGGTCAAGACGGTGTTTCCACCGCCGCTTGCCAACAGTTCGACCATCGTACTATAGTACAACTGCTTTGACACGTACCACTTGGGATCGCCGCGCTTCCAGGCGAAGTCCGGTAACAGCCCCATCATGGAGGTAAAATCGCTGAGCGTTAAGTTTGAGAGCGCGCCGCCCGAACCGGCACTGCCGACCTTGACGCCGCCTTTCCCAATCGTAGTCAGTGCGCCAAAGGCATTTGCAAACGCGCCGGAGAGCCCGATAATACCGCCGGTCGCGGAAGTGCCGGTTCCGTTGAATCCGGCGTTATCCTCCATATAGCTAAAGTTCCACGCGAGCTCATCGGCCAGGTCGTCACCAATATCGACCATGGCATCTTCCGCGATCTCGTTGGAGAAGTAGATCAGCGCCGCGAGCTTCTTGGCGGTGAGCGAAACCATATCCCAGGTTTTCGCCGAGGCCGTGATCGCAGCGTTGTCACCGAGCCAGTACGCCGAGATGGTGCCGGCGCGGCGCGGGATGTTGAGCGTATCTCCCTTCATTGGCTTGACGTTCGCGTACTTGCGGAACACGCCGAACTCTTCCATCAACTGAATGATGTAGCCCGCGAGTTCGATTGGCACCAGATATCCGCCGGAGGTGTTGCTATTCTCAGACTGCGCGGACTTGACCGCAAACCCGTGATCTGCTAGCCACTTCTGCGCCTTCATGCCGAGCGCGCTCCCCGCACCGATTACCGAGGTTGCGAACTGTCCAATCGCATAAGCGACCTTCTGGGCCTCCTCGCGATTGCCCAAGGTCGCCTTGATGAGGTGACGCGGCGTCCGAGCCTTACAGTAGGCCGGAACCTGAATGTTGTCCAGACGACGAATATCTTCTTCGTCCGACTTCGTGCCATAGTTCGAAGGGCGCCCGCCAAGATCGGCGATCCCAGCGTCCAATCGGCGCTTCGCGATATCTTTGGCGATATCTTCACGATCCTGCAATCCCGCGATCTCGCCGTCCAGCGCGAGAATTGAAGACTGCACGGCCTTGATTGCCGTAATGTCAGCGGCGTCAGGCGCGTCCTTTTTCAGAAGCTCCTCCGCCGTGCGCATTGCCTGCTCGCGATCCGCGAGCTTTAGTGTTAATTGATCCGTCATGTTATTTAGGTCCTTCCAATTTAAGTTTCGTTAGACCGAAGCGCGGACGAAGTGCGCCTGCCTCAATCTCAACTGCGCTAGTTCGAGATCGCGAAGTTCGGACGCTTTCGCCGCGCCCTTCGGCTCAGTGTTCGCAATCAGCCCGTCGAGATCGACAAGATTCTTCGCCGTCTGATCGCGCAACCTTTGCATCGTGGATCGGTTCGACGCCGACACGTCCCTCTTCTCCCTCATGCGCTTTGCCGCTCGTTCAGACGCCCGCTCTACGAATAACCGAGTCGCGTCTGCCGCAACCTCGGCATGTTTCTCGAACGCCAGGCCAGACCCCAGCCCACCCGCCGAAAGTATTGCTATCTCCATCCTCTTCGCAGATTCAACCGCTTCATCTGGCGTCTCAGCGCCGTTGCCAGATGCGACAGCCTTGTGAATTGACATGCATAAATCTTTATGTTCGTCATGACACATCCCGAGCCGCGAATTGGCATCATCGGGCTCGATGTCCTTCCAGTCACCATAACCGGAAAGCGCGTCACGGTAGGTCGAGAGGAGTGCATAGTTCGCCTGATTGACGGCCCCCATGCACATTGCCATCTCGACGTAGTTTCCGAGGAATTGCCCCTTAAACATCGGCACCGGGTCGGACGCCTTATCATAGTCACTTTCGGCCCAGGGAACCTTAATCTCGTCATCATCGAACTCGTCGGCCATCTTGGAGTAGTACGCTTCCACAAACGACTTTGCAGCCGCACGATCCTTGTCCGAGAGTTCAACGCCGCCCCTCGATCCGTCCAGCACCCCGGCAATCGCTTGAATGGCCTTCGGCACGGCCACGAGCTTATCACCAGACACATCGGCAAACGGCAGTTTGTACGACCCGAATTCATCGTCGGCGCCGTCGCATACCACGAACGCCTTGGCGAACTTCTCATTGGGCTCGCCGTACTCGCCCTGGATACCCGCATATGCCTTGACCCGCTTGATCGCACCGGCCGCATCCCATGCCTTGTCACGAGCGGCTAAATCCAGTCCGCGTGCGCCGCAAATTGATTTTATCTTCATATTACCCCTCGTTTCATTCCCTGTGGCTTCACGCGCCGATAGATGGATGTTGATTTTCTTAGCCGACTTGATCTGAATTGCCATGGCTTCGGGGTTAGCGGGGAATGGCGTGAGGCTGTATTCCCAGAGGTCGGACACCCTAATAATGCCCCAACAGGCGTCCGTGCATGCGCTCAATCCCGCAACGTCAAAGAGCTTCATGTCATAGCCGTTCTTTTTCGCATACGCAAGAAGTTCTTTGCCGTTCTTGAACGCGACGTAATCCGCAGCATCCATCGAAAAGCCCACTGAAAGTCCTACGGTTTTGTTTGCGGCGATGCGCTCGGCAACCTTCGTTTTGGCTACCTGGCTCTGCTCATCCGTGTGGAACACAAACTCGCCGTACAATTTGTTCCCGCGTTCTTCGCAAACGGTAGGGAATCCAACGGCTGTCTTAATTGACCAATCGTGATCGGTCAGAATTGATCCTCTCTTTAGGAATCGCGGCAGGGCGTCGTGGAAGGCGTTGAAAAATATGCAATCTCCATAGCTATCGAGAATACCCGTCACGCTCGGCCAGCCCGAGCAGACATTCCCGCTCATCGTCGCATCGTCAACGCTGAATGATTTTAGGATTTGCGCTTTACTCATGTCTATGCGTCCTGTCCGTCCTCTTCATCCTCTTCCTCTGGAAAATCATCCTCTTCCTCCGCAGGCGTCTTTGGCTCCGGCCCTTTTGGAGTAGTGCTCACAATCCCGGGCAACGTAGGCGTCACAAGCTGGAATAGGTACTTGTTGCCCACTTCGGGATCCGAGGCAGGATTCATCCCCATCATTTCCCGCGATTCGTCCAATGTCATCGTCATATAGATTTGAAAATCACTGCCGGCCCGCTTGTGAATGGCGTCCGCCGCTTCGCCTAATTCCCGCACGTCGGAATAGTCGAAGTTGACTCGATATCCCTTCGCGTCCGATCCGGCGGTGGAGGATCTCGTCACCCACTTGCGCGACAAACTCCAGACGCGGGATACCTGCTTTACGGTGCCGGATACCGGAAAGTCTACGAGGAGTTGGTAGGTCAACGCCTCGCTGATCGCAGCCAGCGTCGGAAGTATCGCTTGGTCGTAAGTCTGCCCTGCTACCGTTTCGTACTTCGCCCCATATTGACCACCCTTGCCGGTATCTTCGCCCAAGTTCACCGCCATCGGGTGAATACCAAGCGCGGCGCAGATAGACGCTTCAGGTCGGCTGCCGACCTCGTTAAGTTGCAAGTCTTTGGGCGACTGCGTGGTTTGGTCAACCTTCACTGGATAGGAGAGCCCGATCATTCCACCCCTTGCATCCCCAGTAGTCTGGTCGCCAATCTTGCGCTTGAGCTCTTCTATCTGGAAGTCGTCTAATTCCAGCTCAGAGGATGCGGGCGATATGATCGTCCCGATATTGCCTCGATTGCGAAGCACCAGGGCAAGAGTATTGTCAATCTCGTTATCGGTGCAGATGGAGCGGCATTGCGCCCTCAACTGAGACATTCCGACTAGCGGATTGCACGGGTCAAGCCCATTGCGAAGGTGAATGACGTTGCGCTTTGGAACGACCTCAGTTTTGAAGCCTCCGCTCGGCATAGGCCGCTTGTAGGCGTAGAATTGCACAGGGCCGCCGTCTGGAGCAGGAATGGGCCACATCAGCCAGTGCGGGATATAGTAGAGCTCTACCGGAACTCCTGCTCCGCCATTGCCGCGAACCTTCATTACGTAGGCGTTGCCATTCAGCTTGTAGGACAATGCCATCGCTTGCTGAAGCGCGTTGCCGTGATACGTCGGGTTCGGCTCAATAAGAAGCTTCGTGCAAGGGTGCCCGTGAACTGGCGAGAGCATCCCTTCATCGTTTTCATAGACGACGTGAATACGAGGCTCAACCACCTTGTCGAAAATATACTGAGCGCAAATCGAGACGACACGGTTGTAAATAGGGTCACCCGCAGCGGCAGCCCAATTTACGTCACTGCCTCCAAAATGCGTTATGCCGCTACCACCACCAAAGCTGCGCCATCCACGGTCGCCCAACGGATCGATTCCCAGACCCTTTAATCCTATGTTGGCGTATTGCGCGATCCTTTCGAGAAGCGGTGCCTTAGGCAGACGATTACCTCGCATAGCTTATTCATCACCCATGTTTAGGAGGCACCGACTGAATCGCCCCTAGAATTGCGACGACTATGAGCACCAACGTGCCAATTATGAATATATCCACCGCCGCCCCCGCCCCGCACGCTATAATGTCCAAGAACAGCTTTAGAGGTGTCATCAAAGAACCACTATCTTCCTCTTGGCGGCGCTCAGAGTAGGAGCGAACGCATAGGCCAACGAGTCCGCGTAGTCAGGCGATGAAACGCCCCTGCGCCTCATGTCGTGCTTGCTCTCAATCAGAATCTTGCCATCGGGCCTCGGCTTTGAGCGCGGCATCGAAAGTTGGGCTATGAGCGTGGCATTGTTGGGGATGCTGATGCACTCTTCGTCAAGATGGTTGTACCCCAATTCCACGCGCTCGAATGTTTTCTCGAAACGGCGGCGAAGGCTCCAGTACATCTCCGCTCGATAGTTGGCGAACAGGTCACTCGACTTCTTGCGACCCTCCCAAATCCTATCACCCGCAGAAGCCGCTCCATGAATAGATACTAGCGTGAACGCAGGCTGATCGGCCATCGCAAGCCATTGATCGCGAAGGCTGATGCCTACCCCGTCCGCGTCGAACCCAAGCCGCTCTACCTGTTTGGATTCGGCCTTCTCTTTGGCGATCCTCGCATTGTCGATCGTAGTGACGCCGCTCCAATTATCTATAGTGGCTACTACCGGCCCTTGCCGCGTTATCAGGACGTTTTCGTTGGCGCCTTCGGCGGCAATATCGAGCCCTGCGATGATCGGCCCCGATGCTTCAAGCGCCAGATCGACGGCTGTCCTCACCCAGCGACCAGGGATGACGACGCCTTCAATCGACGCCGAATAATCAATGTCTATCTCCTGCGCTATCGTCACAGGGTCCAGTTTCTTACGTTGGCTTTCATACCAAGGATAGACGACCCTCGCGCCGTTCGGTATCTCGACAGGAGCGCCCTGGCCACTGTCAACCGGGACCTCGTCAAGTAAGACCTCGTATCCGTTCTTTCGCGGATCGTCCTTCCAATGAAACGTGAATACGCTTACGTTCCCCGAATGACGCAGCCTGGCGAACTCGTTGCCGGGGCCGTTTGGCGTAGATACGTCTATGCGGCAGTTCGTGGTTTGAGATAGCGAAGCCGCTATTAGTTCAGAGCGTTCGAGGAAGGCCGATTCGTCAACGAAGTAGATGGAGGCCCGATCACCGCGTCCGATCTCATCTCCACCCTCTCCGGATATCGAAGATCCGTTCACTGGGTTTCGCAATGCCGCGAATGTATCGTCTTTGCGCCAATTAAAACCTTCTGGGAGCATCCATGACGGAAGCATCCTGAGCATAAAACGTATCTTCTCAAAGATGCACTTCGCCTCACCGATCTTGTCCACCAGTTCTAATTTGCGAGAACCGAACCCACACCGAAAGCCATCCCTGAACAGCCATCCGTGAAGCGCGTAGGCGCAACAGAGCCATGTGAGCCCGACATCGCGGCTTTTCTCGGCAACCCCATTCTCCTTGGCAGTCTCTCGCTCTCTTAGCCAGCGCAAGAACTCGGCTTGTTTGGGATACAGAACGAACGGTATGGTAGTTGAAGCCCCTTCCCTGGGATCAATCGTCCAACCGAACTCCCCCACCCAGAACCCGACGTCAGCGCGGCACGTAAGAATTGCTATCCTTTGGAGTCCACGGTCGCATTGGAGTTTACGGGCGTCCGCATATCTCTTTACGATAATTTCTGATAAGCTCATCCGGTTCCATTTTCGCCATCTTCTCGATCTCGGCTATATCCCCTGTAAACACATGCGCCGTGACTTCCGAGCGTTCAGTATACATCCCGAGCACCTTCCCGACCACTTCGAGAGCGGCTTGCGAGTTGTGCAACTCCAAGCGCTTCGAGACGCCGTAACGCGTCGGGGTCGTCTGGTAGGAGCGCACCATGTAACCAAAACCCTCATTAAGCCCACGGTTGATATCGATGTAGCCGCCATTCGTAATGAAGTGCTCCATGCCGCCCCTCGCGATAGCGGATAGGCGCGTTATGACCTCAAAGGCGTTCATGCCGCCAAACGCCATGCAAGCGTTGATTGCGTTCGTGATAGCCGGATCGCGCATAAATAGCGCGGCTTTCTCGCTCAACGTCTTTTGCACGCCGGGGAATCCGGCTATTTTAAGGGCGCGAATGGCATTGAATCCAGCCGGTCCGACATACGCGTAGACATATGCTCTTACTTGAGGATCTAGGGCGAGTATCTCAGGCAGATTCGCGAATATGTTGTGCGTCGGCTCAACTACATCGGTTTGCATGACCGCCTTGACTAAATCTGTTGTGACCTGCTTTGACTCGGCCATGTTTATCGCTTTTCCCGCGCGATATGACTTCTATCGACGCTACCTATTCTTATTTGGGCCGCGTCCGGGCGCAGTCGTACAATTTCAATCGCATAGCTGATAATTTGGGCCGCAAGCATCTGACGTTCGACTTTGTCGTCTATGCGGACGCGGTGTTTGCGCGTATCGACGCGCTTTTTGGGGAACTGTCGTATGCCGCGAAGCTCAGGATATTTTCTGTCCAGATCAGCCAGCCTTTGCGCGGATAGCTCCTCGGTCATATCGCTTGCGCGTCCGGTCTACGTCGGCGGATAATCAAGACGTCGCAAGCGTATTCTGCGGCCAGTTTTGCGCGGCGCGCGGCTTCCTTCGACTTTTTCGCCTCCTGAGAGCACATCGCGCATGCTTCTCCCTTGATTTTAAGGTGTTTTCCAGCCTCGCATTGCTCTACTTGGCCTCGATTCTCCCTTGATCCCGGCCTGAACCCGTCCATACGGAACTTATGAAGCCCGGCGGGCACGCCCCGAGCATATGCCCCAGGATTCAGGCAGAGTTCGTAGGAGCTCGGCAACCATCCGCCAGTCGATAAAAGCAACTCCACGGATCGCGGCGTGAGCGCACCCGGAGCGGCTACTTTCACATAAGCGACACGGACCTCAGCGGCAGCGATGGCTCGAATATAGCTGTAATCGTTCACACGCGAAATAGCAGTCCCTTGTTGGACGGCTTTCGCGGCTTTTACTACCTCGTTGTGTCGATATTCGCGCATTTGCCCCTATACCGTAGGCCCGGATGCTTCGGAGGGCTGATTTAGCGCGGCTCTGCCCTCTGTCAACCGCATAGGTTTTACGAAAAAAGACGGCTCTGCATTGACCGACAACAGGCGTAATACTTTAGCCAAAAGCGAGAAATTGCTGCAATCTCTCCCTGTAGGACGGCCGATACGATTCAATAATACACGAGTTGACGGAATTTGTCAAGGGAATTACGACCGATGGAAATTTCTTTTGCCCACTGATTACGGGTATCGGACCAGGTGGTAGTGTCCTAATTTGAACGGACGCAGGAGGAATCTTGCTAGGCCGAATTGAATGCGAGCGCGCCACTGTGAAGACGAAGCCCTGCAATAATGCCTTCTCCACTGGTCATAGCACGATGCCTGTGTTCATTCGGTAACGCTTCGCTTACCGTTGCTATTGTTCGCTAACCGCGCCTCTTTGGCCTTGTCAACTGCTCTTGGCTGCTGTCCGTTCTTTGGCGTCTCTGAACGCGCAGATTTGGCTTGCTCGATTTCAGGGTCCTCAAAACGAATAGCCGCCTGGCGGGCATATTCTTCTCTGATTTCCATCGACACCCATTTTCTTCCTAAGATTTCGGCTGCATAGCCGGTCGAATTGCTGCCAGCGAACGGATCGAAAACGATGTCGTTCGCATCCGTAAGGAGTTCGATGAAGAATGCCGCCAAGCCCACGGGCATGCGTGCCGGATGTGGTGTGATGTCGAGTTCTCGGCATCGCCGGTGATAAAAATCGTTGGAGCCCGTATTCGAAATGCTGAAAGCATTCGGCAAGCGAAGCGAGCGAGCGACGTCTAACGGCTCAAGCTCAAGGAAGTTTGGCATGATGCTTCCTCCGTGGTCGGTCAGGAAGCTGGTTTCACTGATCGTGTGTTCCGAAGGTCTCTTACCGGCGTTGTACTACTTGCGACGAATCAGGTCTTTCATGCTTTGGCTGTATGGACGCAGAACATGGCGGTTGTCGGCCTTGGGGAAGTCGGTACGCGATATCCACCATAGGTGTGTATAGCTGTCGGTCATCCGAATGCGTTGAACGGTCACCCATTCTGCAGGCGAGGGCAAACGGGCCGGGTTATAGCACACGAACTGCTGACACAAGCGAAATCCAGCCTTTTCGTTCTTGGCAAAAGCGATAAGGGCTTCGAGGTGTAACAACGATTGAACCGGGCGGCCGGGCTCCCACGCGTTGCCGATTTCGATGACCACCGACCCGTCATCTGTCAAGAGATCAGCAAACACGTCAGCAAGCCCGCTGAACCATTTCTTATACTCCTCCCCTTGGAGGTTGCCGTAGCTCTTTTTGCTGTTGAGCGGGAATGGCGGCGACGTGTGAATGAGCTGCACTCGGCCTTTAAGTGCCTTACCAGCTTCCGAGTCGAGAAGCTGCAACGAGTCCCCGGTATAGTATGTGCCGAAATCCGTCTGGAATGCAATTTGGCCCGAACCTCGTGTCAATGCCATCGGCGGCGCTCCTTGCTCGGGCATGTTGTCTCCGTCCGCACTCGGTCAAATGTAAAAAATATGGTTGTCACCGGGATTACCCATATAGATTTGGGCGACCCCGTTTGTAGCTGATTCCCCAGCTTGCTTGGTAAATTATATCTCATTTCAGTGTCCAGATCAATGTTTTCCATCGTTTCCTCATCGCTTAAGGCGTCGGTAATCGCTTTTACGGTGGATACCTCAGTCATTGTTCTTCTTCTGCTGGCGGATTGGATTCTCCGCTGGGGTTATCGGTGAGGACCACGTCGCGGTTAAACTCCAGGAACGCCATGATACGATCATACTCCTTGTCGGACGTATCCGGAGGAAATTGAATAACGGCAAATCGCTTCCCCGGTAATGGGATCGGCAACGAAAACGCATCGGCAACCGCTAGCATACTAATACCCCCTGTACCGACCTGGTTCCGAATGGTGGGCATGGCTGGCTTGCGTCCGGGATTAGTTTACTAACCTGCTGCCGGATATGCGATTGGCGCCGGATCGTATAGCTTTTCTCGTCTGCCATGCTCAGGCGCTCATTAAGGCTTGAATTTCGGCGACATCAATCTCTCGTGCCCAGGATTTTTCCTCCGCTGTGAGGGGGCGACTGTCCACGAGTTCTATTCCATAAGGAATCGTCTCGTGCAGCTCTGCCGGCTCCCAACCTAGTATGTAGTTGTGTGACATCCGGCTCATTGCCTTCGCTGATTTCATCCAATACATAATGATGCGTTCATTCGTACAGGCGATTTCTCGGGCGCTAAAATCAGCTAGGTTCGGCTCGCGGAGGGCTACTGGCCTCTTTTGTGGAAGTCCGTCGCGATCTCGATCCGCTATGGCGAGCTCCCGTCTTTCCTGCATGTCGTCCAAGAGTGGCTTCATTATTCTTGGCGCAGGTCCATTTTCAAGCTTTTGATATTCAGCACCGGAGATCGGTCGGCCAGTTGCACCGAAGAATGCGAAGTCACTGAAAAACAGAAGTTTATTGAGCTTAGTTGATCCGAAATACGGGTCGGCGTCACATGCAACACAAATGTATAGAATTAACTCGCGAAGTTTGTCGGTCCCATCAAGCTGATTTTTTATCATGAGCACCATAGATCGCTCCTTAAATATACGCTTGCCGTGGACAAATTGAGTCAAATTCCACCAACATACAACATCTTACCACGAATACGCGAAATCGCAGCTTATTTTGAGTCCCTCTTTGCAGTCAGATACTGTCCCCTGAAGGAGACAGCTTGCGTCTAGCCCGGTAGCGTCTGCCCCTTGGCAATCGCGTAGCCGACACAATAGGCGTTCTGAACATTACGCCCGTGTTCTTACCTCCCGTGAGGTTGAACCAATTCGGTATTGCAGCGAAGGGCTTTGTTAAACAGTTTCTCGGCTGGGGACAAACCCTAATACCAGACAAGAGGGGCCGACGACGATGTTATATACCAGAATCGAGTGGGCAGCAATAGCACCGTCCTGATTCCGTATGAAGGCCGCTATCCAGCCAGTCACAAAAAAACTTCGCGAGCCAAATCGAAATTGCAAAATTTCGCGGCCACCAACCCATCAGACCGCAAAAGCAAAAAGCCCTACATTCGCCTCCCACGCGACTTGCAAGGCGCAAGGCCACCTAATGCGGATCTTCTGGTTACAGAAGCCAGCAGACACCAAAGAATTTGAAATTGGCCTATTGTGGATTGACATGGAAGGGGACGACGGCCTCAACCTAAGGACAACGCTAGCATAAGCCTATTCCATAACCACCCCGTCGAACCGAAAAACGACCATCAACAAGGCCGACTTCTCTATCCTGTACCTACCGGCAATCCTATCCTCACACCTAAACCCATAAATAACAGCCTTAATTATTCCAACCAAATCAAGTGTCCAATTATTCTCCCATGCACCACAGACTCGCCCTGGCCCAGACAAAAAAAGTTGGAGACCGAGGCATGATACAAAATATCACGGGGCTATATAGCTGCAGCGCAGCTCCCTTGGCGCGGGTTAGCAGTTTTAACTCGGGGCCTCCTGGCTCCTGGCATCGCCGCCTGCCTGTTACCAGGCATTTTCATGACATTCGCGATATCATAACGATATGTGGAATAATATAATATGAGTGTGGGATAACTAACATTATCCCACACTCGCGAGAGGAACACTATGCAGTTAACACACACCCGGCTACTCGAAAATCATGCTGACAATGATGATCAAATCATTACACTCTGGCTGCACGGACGCAGCCCCGCGACAGTTCGGCTCTATGCACGAGACGCAGCTGACCTGGTCGCAAAATGCGGGCAGCTGCGCTCGATCACTCTGGGCGCATTACAAGCATGGGCGGACAATCTCCCTGGGGCGGACAGATCGCGCGGCGTACATTTAGCAGCAGCGAGGTCGCTACTTTCCTTCGCCTACAGGCTCGGCTACACCTCATTTAATGTGGGGGCGGCAATGCGCGCGATACGCTCTAAGCAGACCCTCACGGAACGTATCCTGCAGGAATCTGACGTGCTGCGGATGCTCGCGCTAGAGGAGCACCCTCGCAATCGCGCGCTGCTGTATCTACTCTACGACACAGGGGCAAGAGTGTCGGAGGTGCTCGCGCTCAGGTGGTGTGATATCCATGAGGACGGCGATTGGACGACGGTTACGCTAGTCGGCAAGGGGCTGCGGACACGACACTCGCATTTAACAGCAACGACACACGCCCTTATAGACGCACTCAGGCCGTCGGAGGGCGCCAACGACGAGCCTGTATTCGAGTCGCGTCAACAGCATCGTGCAATCAGCGTAATGACAGCCGAGCGGATTGTCCGAGCTGCTGCTGTCCGAGCTGGCATTGACGCGCCAGCCTCCCCGCACTGGCTCCGCCACGCACATGCCACGCACGCGCTCCGACACGGCGCAGATATCAAGGAGGTGGCAGACCAACTAGGTCATGCGTCTATTGTCACGACCGCAACGTACCTCCACGTCGCGATCGGTCAGAGCACGAGCAGATTTCTAAATATCTAGACGTACCCCCAGGCCAGATCCCCAGGAAAGCGCGTAAAAATGCCCGGCTAACATAGCCGGGCACTTTTACGTCGGGATAACGAGCCCCCCAGGCCAGCTCCTACCCCCTTATCGCTTCCCCCTCCTAATCCCCTCCTATATCCTCCCCTTGCCTCCCCCCCTCGCGTCCCCAGTCCAGACACCAGACAGTGCCTACACCAAGCGCTGGTTCGAGTATGTTTTGACGACACGCACATGACATTTAGCGATGATGGACCACGTATGAGACGCTTCGCCGAGGAGCTCAAACGTCAGGGCTGGCAGGTCAACTACAAGCGCGTGTTGCGCCTGATGCGCCTGGACAACCTGTTGTGCCTGCGAAAGCGCCGCTTCATCGCGACCACTGATTCGGCGCATGCGCTTCCCGTCTATCCCAACCTGGCGCGGGACCTTCACTTCGACGGCCCAAATCAGCTCTGGGTAGCCGACATTACCTACATCCGGCTGCGCAATGAGTTCATCTACCTGGCGGTCGCCTTGGCGGTGAAAGCCTGCCAGGCGGGACAGACGATCTTCTTTACGACGATGGCCGACCTGATCGAGAAGCTCAAGGCAGACCACGAAGCAAAGAAGACGGGCCGGGGCACAGCTACCGCCTGCGCGGCAAGCTTGCCCAGGAAGCGCAGACAACGGCTGAGCGGGTACCCGAAGGCGCTACTTGGTCCATAGAAGATCAAATCCAAGCTAAGCCATAAGCCACTGCCAAGCATCTTGACGTTCTTCCATTGATTCAGCGGTGCCATCGCTCATTTCATTTACAACGTCTGCGCCCCACACTTTTATATACCAGGATTCCTCTGGGGATACGTACACTGTCAATTTCTTGTCGCCGTTCCACCATTCAAAAGTAACATTCCCATCTTCATTGGAAGAGACATGGGGGTCTATCCAGGTAGTATTTGAGGTGACGGCGTCTGCATACATACTTCGAAGCCATTTGCGTGCCCGCTCGATTGATTCGGGGTTGGGCGCATCCACGTTACCCCCGTTCCATCCTTCCCGCCGATTGCGAAGACCGTCAAGAATCAATTCTGATTTCGCATAATCATACGCCATTTGGCTCCTAAATCCTCTCGCACTCAACGCAGAACCAAAAAAACTATTGAGCCAGAACCGCATTGGACTGCACCCCTTGGTGGGACACGCGGTTAGGGTGATGGTCCTGGTTTTGTCTTTGTGTTATCTCTGCCTTTAGGCGTTGGACTCCGTAGCGAGGGACTGGCCCATCGCGGCCTGAGCGATAGCGCGCCCCGAACTTGCGGCGAGCATTTGAGCGTTGCGCTCGAACTCCGCTGGAGGCAGATAGCCCAGGGCGGAGTGAAGACGCTTCTTATTATACACGTCTTCCAGGAAATAAGCGATGGCGCCGCGCGCCTCGTTCAAGTTTTGGTATTCGTTGAGGTAGACCTCTTCGTATTTGAGCGTTTTCATGAAGCTCTCGGCGTAGGCGTTGTCGTAAGGGTTGGCTTTACGGCTCATGCTGATGAAGGCCCCGGCCTCGGTCAGGATGCCGGTGTACTCTTTGGAGGCGTACTGCACTCCGCGGTCGGAGTGGTGCACGAGCCCCGGTGGCGGCATCCTGCATTTCAGGGCCATTCTGAGCGCTTCCACGCAAAGGCTGGCGTCAATGCGCCGATCCAGCGCCCAGCCGATGCAGCGGCGACTGTAAGCGTCTAGGACGACCGCCAGATGGGTTTTGCCAACGCCCGGAGGGCCCAGCAGCAGCACGTTCTCGTGGCGCGACAGGAACGGCAGCCCGGAGATCTTGAGCGTAGTGTCCAGACGCCGCTGTTCCTTGCAGGCAACCTCCTCCTCCAGAAGCGCATCCAGTACTTGCAGGTGACTATATCCCTGGCTCTGCGCCGACTGCACGACCTCGTCCAGTACCTGGGCGACACGGCCCAGGCGAAGGCGGTTAAGATTGGCCTGCAAGCGATCCAGGATCAGTTGGTCAGCCATAGCACACCTCCCCGCCCAAGCGCGCGTAGGCGTCGATGGAGCGATGCTCCACGCTTAAGAACAGCGCAGGCGGCGTAGCCGGCTCAACGACAACCAGATGCCGCGATGCCGAGGGACTGATGGTCCGCTTTACGCGTGCGCGGCCTTTTTCTTTACGCCCGCTTCTGTTGGCGCCGAACTTGCGCTCCCGCATGGCCCGATCGGCGCGCAACGACTCGTAATATCCGCGGTCAAGCCCGACCAGGCGCCCCTTGTCCTCGGGCATATCGTACTCTTCGACCAACCTGCCGTTCTCGAAGATGCGCAGGTGATTGCCCTTGACACGCCACGCGAGAGTACAAAAAATAAAATAGAAAATATTTTAGACGTACCCAAAAAAGACTTGACAATTATAATGGTACATGGTATTATATATACAGCCGAGGGATAGTTGGGTAGGAGGAAAATGACAATGTCTCAAAATCGTGATAATCGCCGCCGGGCCTATGCGTGGGCCCTTGCCGTGTTGGATAGGCGGCGCCAAGCGGCTTTCGACCAGTATGCCGCTGACCGCGCGTCTGCGACATCGCTTACCGACCAGGAGCTGGAGACGATCCAGGAGCGGCTCTTGGAGACGATCCAGTCCCGGCTCTGGGATCGGCTGGGATTCGCGAACGAACTATATCTGACCGCAATTGACTTGGCCAAACAAGTATATCACAAGCGCCGGGCCTATGCGGCGGCCCTTGCCGTGTTGAAGAGCGCGAACG